GAGACCTCTGTATACAATACAACAAAAAGTATTTTATTAAAGAGAATACCAATTCTGATATCTTTTGGTCAACTACAGGTGACATGAAGTTTAACAAATATAGTGTTGGTGAATCCATTGAACCACACCATGATCATATCCATGATATGTTTGATGGTAAGATTCGTGGTATCCCTACCACTAGTTTGATTGGTGTACTAAACGATGATTATGAAGGTGGAGAACTTCTATTCTGGAATGAGCATCGGGTAGATTTGAAGAAGGGTGATGTTGTAGCGTTCCCTTCTGTGTTTTTATTTCCACATGAAGTCACGACAGTGACTAGTGGTATACGTTATTCTTGGGTTACTTGGTGCGTTTAATGAACAAAGATTTTTTATGGGTCGAGAAGTATCGACCAAAAGTGATTGAAGATTGTATCTTACCTGACAGTATCAAGGAAGTATTCAAGGGGTTTGTTTCTCAAGGTGAGTTGCCTAACCTTTTACTTACTGGATCTGCTGGTGTTGGTAAGACTACCATTGCAAAAGCTTTATGTGATGAGATAGGAGCATCCTATATCATGATCAATGGATCTGATGAGGGTAGGTTCCTTGACACTGTGAGGAATAGAATCAGGCAGTTTGCTTCTACTGTCTCACTCACCTCTGGAGCGTCCCACAAGGTTGTTATTATAGATGAAGCAGACAACACAACCAACGATGTTCAACTCTCACTCAGAACTGCTGTGGAGGAGTTTCATAATAATTGTAGGTTCATATTTACTTGCAACTTTATCAATAAGATTATTGAACCCTTACACTCTAGGTGTACAGTGGTTGATTTTCGTGTAAAGAATGGACAGTCTGTAGTAGTACAGGGACAGTTCTTTGAAAGACTTAGAACTATATTAAAAAATGAAAAGGTTGAATTTGAAGACAAGGTTCTGGCGAAGCTTATTAAGCGTTATTATCCTGATTGGCGTAGGCTTATCAATGAGTGTCAACGGTATTCTTCTGCTGGATCCATTGACTCCGCTATTCTCGTTGATGTTGCTGACGTTAATTTTGATCATCTTCTTTCAGCATTGAAACAGAAAGATTTCAAGACTGTGAAGACTTGGGTGGTACAGCATATGGATAATGATCCTAGTATGGTAATGCGTAAGATTTATGACAATCTATATGACGTATTAAAACCCAATTCGATCCCAGAAGCAGTGTTAGTTATCGCAAAGTACATGAGAGATATCTCCAATGTACCAGATCAAGAGATTAACATGCTTGCATGTCTGACTGAAATTATGATGACTTGCGAATTCCAATAAAGTGTGCTAAATTACTGTAGCAAGTGGAGTTTCCCCATGACTGAGTTAAAAAGACCCAATCCTTACAATGCCAAGAACACAAAAATCACTGAAGACACCACTGCGTTATCCAGGAGGGAAGAGCAGAGCAGTAGTAAAGTTACTCCAGTACCTCCCAGACCTTTCCCAGGTAAAAGAGTTTCGTGAACCATTTTTGGGTGGTGGATCAGTAGCTTTAGAAATTACAAAGAGGTATCCTAACTTAAAAACCATATGGGTCAATGATCTATATGAACCTCTTTATAATTTTTGGAGTGAGTTGCAACATAGTGGTCATCAATTACAGGGTGCTATCTTTGATAAGAAAGAGGAGCACCCTGATAGAGAGACTGCGAGAACTTTATTTAATGAATCCAAACAACATATTAATGACAAAGAAAAATCTAACTTTGATCGTGCCGTCGCTTTTTATATCGTTAATAAGTGTAGCTTCAGTGGCCTCACTGAGTCTTCATCATTTTCTCCACAAGCGTCAGAGTCCAACTTCTCCGTTGCAGGAATTGATCGCCTCCACGAGTATTCAGAACTTATCCAAGACTGGATCATTACGAATTTATCATACGAAAGACTGCTGACAGACGACTGGGACAACAGAGGAATCTTTACATACATGGATCCACCATATGATATCAAAGACAATCTATATGGTAGAAAGGGTGGAATGCATAAGGGATTTGATCATGATGAGTTTGCTAAGAACTGTGACAGATACACAGCACCTATGCTGATCTCTTACAATTCTGATCAAATTGTTAAGGATCGTTTCAAGGAGTGGACAGTTGCTGAATTTGCACACACTTACACCATGCGGTCCGTGGGGTGCTATAATAAAGATCAAGCAACGAGGAAGGAACTAGTCCTATTAAATTATGAAATGTGAAGTGAAACTCTATGTTGCTGGCAGAGTCTATAGTGAGTTTGTCGAAGCACGTAACTACCAAGAAGCAAAGGAAGTTGCTAAAGTACGCAACCCACATGCTAAGGTAATGTCTGTTAATGCTGTATTCAAATGAGCAAAACTAATTTACAAGAGAAAATTGAGGTCGCTGAGAAGCGTATAGCAGAATTGCGTTTGTTAATTGATGCATGGAAATTGCAGGCTGACTGGCGTGAGGACAAAAAATAATGTATCAACTGAAAGATTATCTGTATTCCATCAATCAATCTAAAAAGAATTTGATGGATGGAGATCCTGATGCCGTTAAAAAATACTCACCCTATGTTGTTAATCGGTGTCTATCATCTTTCACAGATGCTATTCTGTATGTCAATGAAATGAATAAGTCTTCTCATCTTCCTAAGAAGATGCAGTATGACTTTTACATAAATAGTTTGAAGCCTAGAAAGCGTTTTTCGCCATGGGCACGAAAAGATTCTATTGATTATCTTGACGTAGTTAAAGAGTATTATGGTTATAATGATGATAAAGCTCTCCAAGCACTCAGAATTCTCACAAAGGATCAACTTGAACATATTAAATATTCATTGAGAAAGGGTGGGAACAATGAGCGTCGAAACTGAGATCCAGTGGAAACAATCAGACATGATTGAAGTCATGCTGAGTGAACCAGATGATTTTTTAAAAGTTAGAGAGACACTTACTAGGATAGGAGTAGCATCTCGTAAAGAAAAAAAGATTTATCAATCTTGCCACATTCTTCATAAGCAAGGGAAGTATTACATAGTTCATTTTAAGGAACTGTTTGCTCTTGATGGGAAGAAGACTAATTTATCAACAAATGATGTACAACGTCGTAATAGAATTGTGCAGTTACTATCTGATTGGGGATTGATTAAGATTGTTGACAGTGATTCTGTATCAGACTTAGCACCTCTTAATCAAATTAAAGTCTTGGCATTCAAAGAAAAGGGTGACTGGACACTTGAAAGCAAGTATAATATTGGTAGGAAGAAGACAGAAACTACATGATTTATGGTGATAGTATTAATGATCTTGTTATAAAAAAAGTAGAAGGCAAATTACATAGATGGAAAACGTGGGAACCAAAGACACCATTTGCACCTAATGTAGATGCACATGTTTTTTGTGATGAGTATCCAGAGATACTTGCTAAGGAAATAAATTTAATAGCAAGTCAGGCTCGTTTGGGTCAGGTATCAGAAGCAAAATTTTTAACTGGTGCTGATTATAAATCTTTGTGGACCAAGTATAATGTTTTTGCTTGGGAACAAGTAGTATTCAAAGTAATCAGAGATTTAATATACGATAGTTATGTTGAGTATTGTGAAACTCTTCACGTAGAAGTCTTAGACAGAAAAGATATTTGGGTCAGGGGATGGTTTGCTAGATTAGAACATGGAGAGAGTATTGGAATGCACTCCCATGCTATACATGAGAATGCATTTGTTAGTGGTAACATGGCATTGAATACACTTATACCACCCACAACTACAGATTATTGGATACCATTGTTTAGTTTATATCATGGATATTTCAAGGTAACTAACAAACCAGGTTCTATTACATTATTTCCTTCATGGTTACAGCATAGGGTTGATTCAAATCCTAGTGTGAAGGTTCGGTATACCCTAGCTTTCGATCTTTTTAACGAATACAACTTCAAATATATCAGGAAAACCGAAACAACTGATACGGATCTTGCGAAAATAATCCTGTTGTCAACTAAGCTATAGTGTGATTAAATAGTAGTGTCGCCGCAAGGGACACAAAACACACTCGCTTAATAAGGAGAACTATCATGGGTAACATAACAAGGTATCATGCTGCGGATTTACCACAGCTACTAGACAGAATTAATAAGAACTCCATCGGAATGGAAGATTTTTTCGATGGGTTTTTTAATGCAACAACAGATAACTATCCACCATACAATTTGGTATCTGTAAACAACATTGAATCCAAACTGGAGATCGCTCTTGCTGGTTTCAAGAAAGAAGAGGTTGCAGTTTACACAGAGTATGGTAAACTGTTTATAGAAGGCAAGAAAGAAAACACAGACACAGAGACAGAATACCATCACAGAGGACTAGCACAGAGATCTTTCAAGAGGTCATGGAATATTTCAGATGATGTAGAAATCAGGTCTGTAGAGTTTCAAGACGGTCTTCTTTCTGTTAGACTAGGCAAAATCATTCCAGAGCATCATGCTAGGAAAGATTGGCTTTGACTTGACAAGTGGTTAAATACCATGTATACTAATAAAACCGTAGACAATAAACTATGACGGATTCCGCTGCTGGTGCAGCATCAGCACCAATTCAACACAATATTAGAATCGTTACACTAGCGTCAGGAGAGAACGTTATCTGCAACTTCTCTCAGGTTCGTGAGGATGATAAGTTTGTAGCATATCAAATGTTATATCCTTTGATCACAGAGCTTGAGGTAGAGGGTGTGGAAGGTACTCCTGAAGCTACGTATCGTGTGAACTATCGTCGTTGGAATGTCTTCACACCTTATGAAGATTTTAGATTAAATCCACAACATGTGGTTACTGCCATGCCTCCAAATAATGAGATCATGACAAATTATGTACAAAAGTTGAAGGAAGCTGGAGTTGATCTAAGTTTCTTACCTAATAATGGAGAGGACATTTTAAATGGAGGAGCAGGAACAACAGGAGAATCGAGTACAGCTGCTGCTACTGAGGGACCAGTGGCTAGTAGCACGAGTTGAGGAACTCGGTGGTGTAGAGTTTGGTGACCCAGACTGTGTACTATATCATGCTAAACAAGTGAAGGAAGATGGCGAATTGACACCTTGGCCTCCTCATTCTGAGGAGTCTGAGGTTGTTATTAGGTCATCTGATATATTAGTTTTAGTTAATCCAAGTAAGAAAACTCTTGCTCGTTATATTGAGACCGAATGAAGTTCTACACCAACGTTGAACAAGCTGGCAATAGTTTGCTAGTTCGTGGTTATGATGCAGGTAGTGCATTCTCATACAGGGTGAAATATAATCCCACCCTGTATGTGCCTACCAAAAATTATTCTGAATGGAAAACTCTTGAGGGTGACTGTGTAGAACCACTTCCTATGGGTTCTATTAAGTCTGCCAAAGAGTTTGTTAAAGAATATAAAGAAGTACCAGATTTTGATATCTATGGTAACACTAGGTATCTGTATCAATATATTCTCGGAGAACATCCAGAGGATCAGATTCAGTTTGATACTTCGAAGATTCGTATATTTAACATTGACATTGAAACTGCTGCTGAGAATGGGTTTCCCGATATCGAATCAGCAGATCAAGAAATCTTAGCGATCAGTATTAAGGACTCTTACACTGGTCGCATTGTTGTCTTTGGTGCAAGACCATTTGACAACAGTGACCCTGAAGTTGATTACATGCACTTCAGGACTGAAGAGTCTATGATGTCTGCTTTCTTACAGTACTGGAATGAAAATTGTCCTGACGTTATTACGGGTTGGAACGTACAGTTGTTTGATATTCCCTATATCGCTAACCGTATTAGTAGGATACTCGGTGAGAAGTATACTAAGAGTCTTAGCCCATGGAAACTTGTATCTTCTCGTGAAATTTACATCAGGGGCAGAAGACAAATCGCTTACGATTTACCAGGAATTGCTACTCTGGATTATCTCGAACTGTACAGGAAATTTACTTACACAAACCAAGAAAGCTATAGGTTGGATCACATCTGTATGGTTGAACTTGGAGCGAGAAAGTTAGATCACTCTGAGTTTGATACATTCAAAGAGTTCTATGAGAAGGACTGGCAGAAGTTTATTGAGTACAACATCCATGACGTTAAGTTGGTAGATCAACTTGATGATAAGATGAAACTACTTGACCTTGCATTCACTATGGCATATGATGCTAAGGTGAACTATGAGGATGTATTCTCACAGGTTAGAATGTGGGACAACTACATTTACTGCGAGTTAAATAAAAGGAAGATTGCTATTCCGCCTAAGAAAGAGAGTGCAGTTA